ATTTCCATGTAAGTGTGATTCACTACAATCATTGGAATATCTTTCAAAGACAAGTGTGGTGTCACCATACGGAACAAACTCTTGACTTGTTTTGCTCTTGACATATCTGCCACAGACTTTTCAGACAATGCATCTTCAACTTCTTTCTTGGATGCTAAGTTACCGATAGAATCAATAACAATGATGAGGTGTTCACCACGTTCCAATTCAGTCAATTGCTTCATTACGTCAAACTTCAGTTGTTCTATATCAGTAAGAGGAGTATGTAGAACACGGTCAGTATCAATACCAAAGGAATCAAAATAAGATTGAGGAGTACCAAACTCAGAATCATAAAAAAGAAGTGCAGCATCTTTGTATTTGTCCATGTAAGATTTAGCCATCAAAAGTGAGAAAGCAGTCTTAAAGTGTTTTGATGGACCTGCCCACATTGTAAGACCTGGTGTTAAACCACCATCCAACTTTCCAGATAAAGCAATGTTAATTGCCGGTACTGCGGTTGGAATCATGTCCTTCTGTGTGAAGAACTTTGATTTGGATAGAATAGCAGAATCTTTGATGCTACTGTTCTTCTTGATTTTATCTAAAATACTCATATTGTTCCTTAACTAAAAAAATCATCAAGTGTGCTTTGCTTTTCAGTGGTCCATCCGATACAGTCTAGGATAACTTTAATCGGTTCCACAAAAGTCTTGTCGAATTGTGTATCATAATCGATAAATTTGGTAATGTCAAATTCTTTCGGCAGACGAGAAGGATAAGAGATAACGGTATCTTTGAAAGGATTAGGTTTCTTCAGATACGAAAACTTAATCTTCTCGCCTTCTTGAATCTTGGGATACTTCTTTGTCAGACCCATCTTTTCCAAATTGTGATTATAAATGATTGCACCTTTCACGTGGATTGGTGTACCCATTTTATATAGAGTGACTGCATCCGCATATTTTGAAAGACCATTGATACCACGTGGGAAAGATACTTCTTCAACAGGCAAGTTCTTGAATTCTTCACGGAACTCTTGAATGAACTTGTGCATATCATCTTCGGTTTTACCAATCATGATGTAGATGGATTCTTTCATCTTACTACGAACTGCCGCAGGAGTGGAAGACTTAATCATTTCAAGACCCATGACTTTCAGGTCAGGTTCATTGTAACGAACACCTTCATTGTCATACACGTTCATGATGTATCGTTTCTTGGCAGTCCAGATACCTTTGTCAGCCAAACACTCACGTTTCATTTGCATCTTTTGTGCATATGCATTTACATAAGTGGCCAATTCTTGATACGACTTGTCAATGAAAGGTTGAATCTTCTGTTCACAAACACGGTCCATGAAATCAATCACTTTAGACTTCGGCAGACCAATAGTACCGCCTGCACCATAAACACTATTCACCAGAGGTCCGAGTTTCATATAGATTGAATCTGTATCAGAAGCAATCACATAATCCACACCAGAAGTTTGTAGAATCTTGTTCATGTATTCATTAAGTTTGTTTTCAATCCACCGAATAGACAACTTACCAGCAGAAGTGACACCAAGAGCCATTCGCAGGTCATAAAAGCGGAAATACTGGCTACCAAGAGCACCATAAGCAGAGTTAAGAGAAACTTTCTTTGCAAGTTGTAGGTTATTGAATCTTGCAATCCGTTTTTCAATGTCATACTTTTTGGTTGAGTCCTTTTCGTTCTCATACTCCTGCTTTGCACCCAACATCATCTTCTTGAACTTCTTACGGTCTTCATACATTTCTGCCATCATCTTAGGCAAGAAACCTTGGAAGTCTGTACGAAAGAATTGACCATTAGGAGTCATGGTGACTTTATCACCAATATTTGATAGATTAATTGACTTAATCAATAATTTATCAACGGTTACACCTTGTGATAGAATCTCACGCATTTCATCCGTGTAGTCTTCTGGTTCAATCAATGTTTCAGGACTGATATTGTATTGCATCATCAAGTGAGGATACAAACTGTTCAAGTCAAACGATGCAACCCATTCATGTAGACCAACTTGAGGGTCTTTAACATATGCACCTTCAAATGCAGAATCTTTGTCTTGAACTTCCCGTGGAGGAACAACAATGTTATCTTGCATCAGACGGTTATATGTCAATGCATCCCACATACGAGTTTGTGCAAACACATCTTCATAGTTGCATTTGGTGTCATATGCAAGAGTCAAAGCCAATTCAATCAACTTCAACTTGTCTTCTAGTTTGATAATCAACTCAACGTCTTTGATGTTATATTCAATAAACTTTTGAAAGTTCAAACGATACAAAGCATGTAGGTTGTCAAATTCTTCATATGACAGTTTACTTTCACCGATTTCAGCATTTGCAATAGCATCCAAACGATAAGACTCCTGAGATTTACCGTCAGGAGCATACCATTTGTATAGTTCAATGTAATCAAGTGATGCAACACCCATGATATCGTATGCAATCATGGAACGACCATTGATAATTGTGTTTCGTTCACCGATGTATTTCCATGGAGACAATAACTTGGCTTCATCAACACCAAGAATCTTACGAAAACGATTAATCAGATACGGAATATCAAAGAACTTGGTGTTCCAGCCAGTCAGAACATCTGGTGTATCATTGACCCAATGTTGAATGAATTTCTTGCAAAGAGTCCATTCATCTTTACATTTGATATAGATTTCTTCACCTTGAACTTGGTAATCACCGCATCCAAAGACGAGTGTCATACCATTTAAATATTTCAAACAGATTGCAGTGATTGGTTCGTTGGCCAGATATGGATCAGGGAAACCATTTTCTGAACCAACCTCAATATCAATTACACCGATGCGAATATGGTCTTGGTCCCACTCAACCATACCTGAATGTTGTTCACCAATGAATGCATACTCATATCTGGTGTTACCATAGACCTTAGGACCACCAGATATACCATCAAAACGCTTGATGTATTCTCTTGCTTCTTTGATGTCATCAAACTTCTTTTGCAGAAGTGGAGTACCGTCCAGAGATTTAAGTGTACCGTTTTTGTGTTGGATATAGAGAGATGGTTGGTAATCAATGCGTTGTTTCACACGTTTACCATCCATAACGCCTCGGTAAAGGATCGCATTACCGAAGCATTGTACATTTGTATAAAAATTCATTAGACAATCAATTGTTTGTTAGGAAGAACGATGCCGGCACCAAAAACTTGTTTGTAATTGGTAATAAAGTCTTCGGCTGGCACATAATAATATACCACGTTCTTTTTGGCAAGAGTGATTGTTGCACCCTTAGTTTGTGGTGCGTGTATTGGAAAAGGTGCAAATCCAACATTTGGTTGTCCGTTTTGTCCACGAACGACAGCAATACCTACAGGATTTTCAATAACATATTCAGTCTCAGATTCGGTTTGAATTTCTCCGAGAACATCTTCGCCAGTAATTAATTTCAACACAATAATTTTCATAACAAACCTTTTAATATAAATAGAGGGATATGGGATTATATATGAATTCATAAGAACAGTCAATCTGTTTGTGTCATTTTTGCCATTATTCCACAAAAATAAAAAAGGAAATGAAATGAATTTTAAAAGAATCCTTGTGGCCACTATACTATCAACACTTGGTGTTTTTTCTCTGGCACAATCCAACCCCACACTAATTAACCAATCAGCTAGTTTAACTGGTGGTGCATATGGTTCGAGTTCTTTGGTTGACACAAACAGCACTAGCAATAGTTTGTCTACCGTCAACACAAACAATACCAGTACTTCAAGTAGTACCGCAACCAGCACCAGCACTGTAAACTCGAACAGTACCAGTACAAATAACAACATCAATAGTGGTACAATCACTTATAACAACAACAACGTTCAAAGTGGTTCTGTAACCAACAACAATGTCAATACCAACAATGGTACAATGACATACAATAACAACAATGCCATGACTGGTAGTGTTACTTACACAAACAATAACGTTCAGAGTGGTACTGTTACCAATAACAACAATAACGTTAACACAAACACAAGTACTGCAACCAACACTAACAATAATAATAACGTTAGTTCAAGTACAAGTACCAGTAACAACGTTAACACAAATAATAACGTTAATAGTGGTACCATGACCTATAACAACAACAACGTGAATACAAGTACTGTTAATCAAAACAATACTGGTACCATGACATACAATAACAATAATGTCAATGCTACGACAAGTACAAATGTTAATCAAAACAACAATGTGAACACAAGTACCAGCAGTAATGTAAACACAAATAACAATGTGAACACTGGTACTATGACTTACAACAATAACAACGTTAATGCTACAACAAGTACAAACACAAATGTTAATACAAACAATAACAATAATGTAAGCACTAGCACTAGCAACAATGTTAATCAAAACAACAATGTTAATACAAGTACAAGTACAAACGTTAATCAAAATAACAATGTGAACACTGGTACTATGACTTACAACAATAACAATGTAAGTGCAAGCACAAGTACTAATAACAATGTTAACCAAAACAATAATACAAACACCAGTACTAGCAGCAATAATAACGTCAATCAAAACATCCAAAGTGGCACATTGACTAATAACAATAACAACATGAATGTGTCTAAAATTGACCAAACAATTCACCAACCACCTCCAACAGCAGTTGCGCCAGCAATGATGTCAGTTGGTAGTGACCTTTGCGTTACTGGTGTAAGTGGTTCAACACAAACACAAATCTTTGGTGTGAGTTTTGGTGGCACAATGCGTGATGGCAATTGTGAACGTTTGAAAATTTCCAAAACCTTATTTGATATGGGTATGAAAGTTGCTGCTGTGGCCACTATGTGTCAAGACCGCCGTGTATTTGATGCTATGTTGGCAGCAGGTACACCTTGCCCATACGAAGGCAAGATTGGTGACCAAGCAAGAGAAGAATGGGAAGCACATCCTGAGAAAGTTCCGACCATTGGTCTAAAGGATTAAAATGAAAAGGTTAGTCCTTTTCGCTTTGATGGCGGTTGGTGTTGCTTTTGCTCAAAACACCACCGTCAATCCTACCGCAGGAACAATTGGTGTCACAAGTTCAGGTAATGTATTGAACTTGGGTGGCGGACTGCCATGGAACAATACTGTTACAGGTGCAGCTGGTGGTTATAGTGGTGGTTATACACCTGCTTACAATCCAAGCACCGGTAATATTATTTTTGGTTACACACCACAAACAGTTAGTCAAACTGTACAACTCAATCAAGCATTGGCAAGTGCAGGTTCAGGTATTCAAGTTTCTGGTTATTATTATTCATGGGGTATCAACAACGACTTGAATAATGGTGGTGGCAACAGAGGCACAATATCAGGTAATGTTACTCTATCTGGCCCAACCGGCAATACGTTAGAAAGTTATAACTATAATTATAGTCAAATCAATACTGGTGGTAATTTTCAGACTTTTTCTGGTACTCAAATGTTTTCAAACCAGTATCAGTTGAATCAGGCATCAACAATAAAAGTTAGTTTCACAGGTAAAGACCAAAACTATTGGGCAGGTTTTTATGGTCCTAGAGTTCACGTTAATGAATTTGACGTTTTGTATTCTGTGAATCCTTGTGCACAAAATCCAGCATACAGTTCAACTTGTTCCGGTTTTAGTAGTTTGTATACAAGTCCAAACTTGGTTCCTAACCCTACTGCCGTGGCAACACCAGGTAATATTGTAGATAATTCTTTTGCAATCTCAACAGCTTTGTCTAATAACGGTTCTGGTTTATCTTTGTATGGTATCAATTATGGTTTTACATATAATCTACCAACAACTGCATCATCTGGTTCGGTTAGTGTTGGGACAAGTGACATTCTGAATACTACCAGTAACGGTAAAACCTATCAATTAAATGGACCAAGTCAAGGCGAACAAATTGCAAGTTATCACCTGTTGACACCATCAGCAGTTAACACCAACACTTTAGGTAATTTTAAGTTTGTTGCCAGCGTACAAGGCGAAGGTTCATATATTTCTAACATGAATGCCAGTTTGATTGTTATGCCTGATGCATGTACAACAAATCCATTGAGTAGTACAAGTTGTACTGGTTATGCTGCAGCATATGCTAAACAAATGTCACAAAATGCAGTTAATACAGCAATATCAAATTCCACAACAAATACAAATAGTGTTGTTGCTCTTGCATCACAGGTAGTTGCTGCACCACCACCTGCAGCACCACAACCAGTTGCGCAAAATACTGTCAGTGACACCAATCCAGTTACAACTTCAGCAACAAGTAGTGCACCAATTGGTTCTGTGAGTATTGCACCAACTGTTGTCTCTGCGCCTGCGCCACCTGCAGCAGCAAGTCCAGCACCTGCGGCATCAAACTCCAATTCATCTGGCGGTTCTTCAACTGCAACAGCTTCTACATCAGGTTCACCAGCAAGTGTTGCACAATCAGGTGGTCCAGCAAAAGAATCATCGGGTAACGGTACAAGTATTGGTCTTTCTGTTGTTGCCAAGAATCAACAACAAAACCAAGCAGTAGCAATGACTGCTGCAGCTAATGCAACAGCACAAGCACAACAAGCTGGTACATCTGCTCAACAAACTGCATTGAGTGTTGCCGCAACGGCAGCATCAAATGCTGTTGCATCAAGTCAAGCAGTTGTAAGAAGTGGACCAACTGGACCTTCTGGTGCATCAGGTTCATCTGCAAGTAACTCAAATAATTCATATGGCCAAGGTATGGCAAGTGGTGCCACAGTAATGTCAGCAATGGGACCAACAACCACAACAAGTCAGAAACAAGACCAATCTGGTTCTTCAAGTTCAACCACACAAACTGTTAGTTCACAGACATTTACTGGTGGTTCCACACAAACAAATATGATGTCATCAGGTACAACAGTTGCAATGGTTGCACCAACTCAAACACAAACAGTCACATCTTCATTGCCTATGACATATAATAACCAACAGACTGTACAATCGGTTAATGTTCAACAAAATGTCACAAACAATATAGTTGAACAACAATATAACACAACAAATCCATTGTATAGTTTATTACCACCGGTACAAACGACAATACAACCATACACACCACCCGTTATATCAAACGATGTGACATTAACATCTGTGCCACCAACATATTATCAACCACAACAAACTGTAACACAAAGTTCTAGTGTTGTAGCATTATTACCACCATCACCGGTGTTAGATAGATTTGGTCCAATCAATCAAGTGTTGGAAGCAAAAGTAACTGTACCTACGACTAACACTACCGTAGAAACAGGACCTGTTGTTAATAAAAATGCACAGAATAATGAGGCAGCAGGTAAAGTTGATATTAATAGAATGGCTCAAACACCAACAGGATATGGAAACTATTTAAATATTGCTCTGAAAGATGCATCGTTCTATGCACCAAAAGAAGTTTACAAGAATCAAAAAACTGTAGACAATGTTAGAGCATTGAGACAATTGGCAAACGACAACAAGCACCGTGAACTGGTGGAATTACAATACGTAAGATAAGGAGACAACATGTCAGAAGAAATCAAAAACGTTAACGCAAAAATTGATGAGGCGGAAGCCGCAGTCAAAAAGTATGCAAGTAAAGATACCGTCATTAGTATTGGTGGTTATGAATTCACACCAGCAAAATTGATGGTTGCATTCACACTTGCATCTTCATTGTTAGGCGGTCTATATGGATGCTTTGAAGTTTATAAAGACTATCAAAACATGAAGAAAAAGATTGCTGAATATACTGCACCAGACCTATCTGGTTTTGATAAACGTCTAGCAGTTATTGAAGAAAATAGTTCAAAAACCACAGACTATACCCGTGATATTAAGAATGATTTGAAAGGTGATATTCGCCGTAATGAATCAGTCACTGAACAAATTGAACGTAGTGTTAAAACTGCTCAACGTGAAAGTGATTCCGAAATGCGTGATTTACGTAAAGGTGTCCGTGAAGATTTGGACAAGGCACGTGCAGAGGTTAATGCTATTCGTACCGAATTGGCACAAACACATAAAGAAATCACCAGTGAAATGACCACTGCCAAGAAAGAAATCAACCGTGAAGTTGAAACTCTGAAAAAAGAAGTTGATTCTAAAATTCAAAAGGCTGTGGACAATCCACTAGCAAACAAATGATAAAAAAACTTTTGTTATGTTTATTATTAATTGGTTCTGCTCATGCGGAACCTTTTGAAGGTTGGACAGACGAGGAGAAAACCTGGTTTGCTGCTAGTGAAATTACACAAGTGATTGACTATCAGACAACCAGGAATATGTTATATCAACAGTCTCGTAGAGGTTTTTATGAAACTAATCCTTTATTGGGTCGCCATCCAAGTAAAGGTAAAATGAATATAGCTGAGGTTGTGACCTTAGTTGGCGACTATTATCTTTCAGATTATCTTAGTCATGATAACCGATTAATTTGGTTAAAAGTGCACACAGGCCTAGAACTTTTAGTAATAGGACACAACTTTTCTATTGGTGCAGAATTAAAATTTTAATTTACAGATACGGACAAACTGGCAGGAACATCAATAGAAACAGTTCCTAGTGGGTGACGTTCGTGTTTGTGTTCACCATTCTCATCAAAGATTCTGCAATGTGCATCTGGATGTTTCTCAATAAATGCAATTGCTTCTTCCAATGAATCAATGAAATGATTTTTTGTTTCTAAAAAACCATTCAAGAATCTTTGAACTTTTACCATGTGTGCCATATACTGTCCTTTTTAACTTGGAGCGGGATAGCGGAATCGAACCGCTGACTAAAACTTGGAAGGATCTCGTTTTACCATTAAACTAATCCCGCTTATAAATTGGTTGCGAGACCAGGAATCGAACCTGGACCTAGAGCGTATGAGACTCTTGAGTTACCGTTTCTCTATCTCGCTATGTATATAGGTATAATATCTGGTGCGGGAGGCGAGACTCGAACTCGCAAAACTCAGGGTTTAAGTCTGATACCTATACCAATTCGGTTACACCCGCATAATTAAGTGTATTCTTAAAATTGGTGCCTAAGGTGGGACTCGAACCCACAGAATCTTGATTTTGAATCAAGCACGTATACCAATTCCATCACTCAGGCATAATCTTGGTGGGAGGTCTAGGAATCGAACCTAGTTCTACTGCTCTTCAGGCAGTCGCTGAAATCACCAGACTAGCTCACCCCCCAAAAAAATTTTAAAATTTATATGGTGCTCCCACCAGGAAACGAGCCTGGTTCTCATCCTTACCAAGGATGTGTAATCGCCATTATACTATGGGAGCAAGTGACACACAATTTGTCCTTTTGTACGCCGTGTGTCGAGGCGAAATTGGTACCTTGTGACGGGTTCGAACCGCCGACATCCTCCTTGTAAGGGAGGCACTCTACCAACTGAGTTAACAAGGCATATATGGGCAGGCGTAAGAGAATTGAACTCTTGATATCGGAATCACAATCCGAGG